GTGACAATGGTACACAAAAATATAGAATTAAAAAAGGTATTAATAAAGGCAAGGTAATATGAAAACAATTAAAAGAATTATATTAAAATTATTTGGCATAAAACAATGTCAATGCAAGGGTAAGTAACATGTCAATAACAGTAGTTAATTTAAACTCATCAATTGCTAACTTAAAAAAAGATGCAGATAAAGAAGTTGAAAAGCAATTAAGGGCTAGATCTTTAAGAGCATTTGCTGATGTTAAATTAATGACACCTGTTGATACAGGACAAGCAAGAAACTCTTGGTATATTGGATATACTGAAAAGTATTTTGATGGTGAAGGTAGTGCATCAAATATAACTATACTTACACCTAAAGATAAACCACAAGAAATTATTGTAACTAATGGTGTTACTTATATTCAATTTCTTAATAATGGGCATTCAGAACAAGCCCCAATAAAATTTATAGAGAGTGCTTTTAGAAAGTACTTTGATTCCGTTGAAGTTGAAGTGACTAACGGATAAACAAATTAACCGAAAATAATACACAACTAATTGTGTTTAATAAATAGGATTAAACATGGCTGTAAAGCTAAACGTACACGCTAACGTTACTGGTAAGCAACAGTTAGATAAATTAAATAATGGATTAAGGGCTTTAGGTACTCAAGCTTTAATTGCTAAAAGAAAATTAGCAGCTTTAGAGGTAGGTGCAGCTCGAGCAAGAGCAACCTTTGCTGCATTAGGTACTACACTTAAAGTTGGTGTTGGTGTTGGATTAGCTGCTGTGTCTATTGGTATTGGTAAATTTGTTAAAGATACATTTGCTGCAGGTAAACTTACTGAATCATTGCAAGTAAGATTTAAACTATTATTTGGTACTGTTGAAGAAGGTTCAAAAGCATTTGATGTAATGAACAAATTTGCTTCTAAAGTACCTTTCTCACTTGAAGCTATTGCAGCTGGTTCTGGTAACCTAGCCGTTATATCTAAAGACGCTAGTGAATTAAATAAAATATTAGAAGTAACTGGTAACGTTGCTGCAGCTACAGGCCTAGACTTTAGACAAACTGCTGAGCAAATACAAAGATCATTTGCTGGTGGTATTGCTTCTGCTGACGTATTTAGAGAACGTGGTGTTAGAGCAATGTTAGGATTTGAAGTTGGTGCTAAAGTATCAATTGAAGAAACTAAGAAAAGATTTTTTGAAGTATTTGCTAATGGTGGAGCATTTTCTAAAGCAACAATAGAATTTGAACAAACATTAGAAGCACAGGTTTCATTTGTACAAGATGCTTACTTTAGATTTAGACAAGCTGCTGCTAAGCCTTTATTTGCTGGTGTTAAAGCACAACTTGTAGAATTAGTTGGTGATTTTAAAAAGAATGATGAACAATTAAAAGCTTTAGCTAAAACAGTTGGTGAATCACTTGCAAAAGGTTTTGAAAACTTAGGTAAATTTATTAAATTTATTATTGATAATTTTGATAATCTTATAAAAGCTATTAAAATATTTATAAGTTTAAAAATAATTGGATTTGTTGGTAATGTAGCTTCTGCAATGTTATTAATGGCAAAAGGAGTTAAAGGTGCAACTGTATCTTTTGCTGCTTTAAATATAGCCATAAGAGCAAACCCAATAGGTATATTAGTTACAATTATACAAGGTGCAGTTATAGCATGGATAGCTTTTGAAGATCAAATAAGATCTGTTGGTTCTTATATTGCTGATAAATTTAATAGTATAGTTGATAATTCTGCACTTAAAATTAGACAATTTACTCAAGCTATTGGTCTTGGTAGTGATGATAATATTGAAAAAATAAAAGAATTAGAAGCATCTATAAATAGTATAGCAGCATCATATACAAAATTAACTAAATTACAAAAAGATGCTTTTGCTGGTAATCTTAAGGATCCTGGAAAAGAAAGAAGAAAAAATTATAAAGGCGCTAACCCTAGAATGGATATGCGTACAACAGAAATTGCTACAGCAGATGCTAGAGCAAAAGAGTTAATGTCTATTAATGAAAGAATTATGTTCTCTGAAAAAATGGGAATTAAAATAGCTGCTAAAGAAGCGGGTATTGCTCATCAAGCAAGATTAGATCAGGTTAAAGAACTTAGAGCAAAATTATCTTTAATAGGTATTGATAGTAAAGAAATTGGTGGAATAATTGGTGATACATGGCTTGAAGGTATAAAGCAAGGTAACACATTATTAGAAACAACTAAAAACGCATTTAAAAATGTATTAGTAAGTATATCAGATACAATTGTTAAAAGATCTGCTGAACTATTAGTTGAAAGAATATTTAATTCATTAATTGATCAAAGAATAATAAAACAAAAAACTTTAAATGCAGCAACATCACAACAAGGTAGTATTATGCAAGGTTTAATATCTAAAGCTGGTTCTTTATTTAGTGCTATGGGTAGTGGTGGTGGTATGGGAAGTAAACTAGGTGGTTTATTTTCTATGGGTCGCTCTATTTTAGGGTTTGCTGAAGGTGGTATTGTACCTGGTGGTGCTCCATATACTGATAGGGTTCCTGCTATGCTAACTCCTGGTGAAGTTGTTGTACCTAGAGATAAGGTTGGTCAACAATCAGGTGGTACAAATATAACTAATATAAATATAAGTGGTAATGTAGATGATAGGGCTATTAGCCAAATTAAAGCGGTGATTGCACAATCGTCAGCTGAAGTTGGTGGTGCTAATAGAGCCTTCGGAAGAAATACTGCGGGATTAAGAGGTAGAGGGTAATTATGTCAGAAAGTACAATTTTTAAATATGCAAATAACGTTTCAGTTAATAGAAACACTAACAGTGCTAGATCTATTACAACTGGTGGGTATGCAAGAACAGAGAGATTAGGACCTACAGTTATTTCAATAGAGGCAGAGTTGCCTTTATTAAGTGAAGAGCAACATATGGAAGTTCAACAAGAACTTTTATCTATTGATGATGGTATTAAATTTTTAAATGTTAATGTTTCTTCTAATAATGGAAATAATATTATGCAAAAAACTTCTATACCTTTAGCTACTGGTGAAACAGAAATTAAAATTATAATGGATAAATATATTACCTTTAGAGAAATAACTTTATGTAATTTAGCCCCTAATACATCTAAAATAATGAAAGTTGGAGATTTTCTTCAATTTAGTAATCATGCTAAAGTATATCAAATAAGTAAACCGTCTAATGAAACTCACACTGGTATATATTTCAATACAACAAATGGTGGTAAAGTTAAGTTAAAATTATCATCACAATTTGTTTCTGGAGTAGGCGCAAGTAATTCTTTATCTACAGGTCTAACTACAAAGTATCAATTTGTTAATGGTACATCTGATCTAAATGCTTCAGTAAAATATACATATAATTATGGTACAGCTGGAAGTGCTCAAACTGGTATTATTGAATTTAGAGATGCAGAAGGTGATCCTTGGTTATATGCAGACGGACAAGCAGCTATTTATTATGTTAGAAGTGGATATTATTCACCTAGTAATGTAGCAGCACAACTTAATATTGGTGCTTCTGGAACTTATACTTCTTTAAGTGCTGTACAAGATGCTATGAATACTAAAGTAAAAGAAATATTATATTCAGCCGAATATTTAGTATCAAACGGTTCTGGTGGTGAAGTTCAATTTAATTTTAAAGCAAATGGTATTAGAGCACAATGGATAGTCCCAATGGAACAATCATCTACTTTTGAATTTACTAATGAAACTGTAGTATCTACTATTACTAATCTTGCAGTTGAAGGTAAATTTAAATTTAAAAATTCTGATAATACATATGTTAAATTTAAGGATGGTACTGATGCTGAAATAATTATACCTAAAGAATTACAAGAAGCGCAAGATATATATACTTATTTAGCTAATACTATTACAAGCACTTCTTCAACACATAGAATTAAAACTGAAGATATTTTAAACGATGTACATAGCGGTAGTTTTAGCGAATATTTTGGTGAAACAAATCAAGATCACTCAGGTGGAATGCAGTTTTTGTATGGTGTACAATTTGGTGAACTAATACCTGAATATACACCTACAGCATCAAATGCTACAGCATATAATCCATTTACACCAACAAATGATTTACCAACTACTATATTAAGTAGTGGAGTTATCACTTTAACTAATGCTAACTCAACTTATAATGTTGGTGAATATATTGTGCCTTTACAACATGCAGCTACTAGTCCTAATTACACTAAAAGAATTACTAATGTTACAATAACTGGGCCGCTTACTATCCTAACTACAGATACAAATAAAGAAGGTGCTCATTTAACTATGAATAACTTTTCTGCTGCAGATTCTTTAAGACCTGCAAGTACCTGGACTAATGTTACTG